TCTGACCGCGAGACTGATGCAATGGGTCAGGGATCGCGTGCTCATCAGGCTCGGTGACATGCACGTCTACATCTCGTCACTCCACTGCATGGAGGGTGACCTCGACAAGATGAGGGAGGAGTATGAGAATCTCTCGCGATGATATGTTCCTTCGTGTGGCTGAAGTCGTCGCTGAACGTGGAACATGCCTCAGAGCCACAGTGGGAGCAGTGATCGTTCGTGGCGGACGTATCATCAGCATCGGGTACAACGGTGCTCCCCCAGGGCAGCCACACTGCGAGGACGTAGGATGTGACGTCCCGCTCAAGTCGGCAGGATGCGTGCGCGCGATTCACGCAGAGACTAATGCGATCATCTGGGCAGCGCGTGAGGGCATCTCTACAGACCGAGCGGCGATGTACTGCACACATTCCCCCTGTGTCTCTTGCGCGGTCGCTGTGGTCGTGTCGGGAATCTCGGGGTATTACTATCTGTATGACTACAGAGACCCAGCAGGACTGAAGATCCTGTACGATAGCGGGGTCGAATACGACAAGGTGGACCTAAATGGAACCAGATACCCTACAGATGCAGAAGATAGTGAGAGTGTTTCAGGAAGTGCGGATCATAGTGGTCACACAGACTGATGAAGGCACTGAGCGAGAAGTAGTCGTTGATTCCATCGTCCGTCCTATTCCAGTACCGTATGAGCAATGAAGTTCGACTCAAGCATGTGGCAAAATAAGATCCGCAACCCAAGCTGCACGAGTTGTCCCCTGCACAAGAATGCCCAACATGTATGCTTGATGGGGTCCGGTCCCAAGAAGGCTAAGCTGATGATCGTCGGTGAAGCTCCCGGAGCAAGAGAGGATGATGAGAACCGTGCGTTTGTAGGACCTGCGGGTCAGTTGCTTGATGAGCTTCTCGAAGAGGTGGGTCTGCATCGTGAAGACGTCTACATCACTAATGCGGTCAAGTGCAGACCGCCGAATAACGAAACCCCAACCCGAGTCCACATCAAAGCGTGTTCCCAATATCTGGTCCAAGAATTAGAGGAGGTCGAGCCTGAGTATGTACTTGCTCTTGGCAATTCTGCGCTCCAAGCCCTTACCGGGAGATCAGGTATTACTAAGTATCGAGGGCGACTGCATAATTTGGGAGGAGCCCAAGTACTCCCCACCTTTCACCCTGCAGCGGCGCTCAGAAGTCCAAAGTACCTCCCGGCGATCAAAGCAGACTTTCGTGCGCTTGCCCGATACCTGGGTAACTCACACCTGGGGGATAATGGAGTACCCACACGTGTCCGCATCATCCGTAATGCGGGACAATTCCGGTGGCTCCTCAATCGCCTAGCCACAGCTGAAGTCATCGCGTTCGACTTAGAGACCACAGGGCTAAACGAGTTCGCGGAAGGAGCGCAGATTGTCACCTTCGGAGTCGCATGGGAGCCGGGACTTGCTGCTGTCGTCCCACTACATCACGATGCAGGAACTTTCGCGGAAACTGCCTCCATTCTTAGTCGACTCAAACCTGTTATGGAACGGACGGACTGCCGTTACATTGGACATAACGCCAAGTTTGACACACGATGGCTTGGACATTTCGGTATCTATCCACCAGTTTCCTTCGATACGATGCTTGCCTCCCACCTCCTCGATGAGAACGGGCAGCATGGGCTCAAGCCACTATCGCAGCTCCATCTTGGAGCTCTTGACTATGACATTGGAGATGATGTCAAGAGCGCCTACGACGTTCCCCTCCGACGACTAGCTATCTATAACGGAAAGGATTGCGACTATACGCTACGTCTTTATCTACACCTTCGTGAAGAGCTCAAGCGCGAACCCCGCGTCGCAAGGCTCTTCACCAAACTCACAATGCCTGCTTCTCGTGCGTTGCTGCGTGTTGAAGCGGCGGGTATGTACGTGGACAGGGACAGACTCGTCGACCGTGCCCACGAGACAGAATACAAGATAACTAAGTGCATCAACTACATGGACCAATATGTCCCGGACGACATGAAGCCAATCAATTACAACTCGCCCGCACAGGTTGGTCTGTGGCTGTTCGGTTCGATGGGGTTGCCCATACTTGAGAGGACCAAGGGTGGGGCACCATCGACCCGCGAGGCAGTGCTATTCCAACTCGCGAAGCAGCACAAGGCAGTCGAGGTTCTGTTGCGATATCGGAAGTGGTCGAAGTACTACTCCACTTACATCACGGCATGGGCTGAAGCAATTGATCCAAGAGGACGTCTTCACACTTCTTATCTCTTGCATGGGACTGTCACCGGACGACTATCCAGCCGCGGTCCAAATCTACAACAAGTCCCACGGGACACGTTTATACGGAGTATTATCGGAGCGCCGCCCGGATGGAAGTTTATCGAAGCTGATTATTCGCAAATTGAGCTGAGAATAGCCGCGATGGTAGCACAAGAAAAGAGCATGCTGCGACTGTTCGCCATGGGCGAGGACATACACATGAGCACTGCATGCTTCATGACAGGAAAGATTCCCGAGCAGGTCACGAGCGAGGAACGAAAGAAAGCGAAAGCCGTGAATTTTGGCTTCCTTTATGGCATGGGTGCCCAGAAGTTCGTGATCTACGCACGGGATAGTTATGATGTGGAGGTTACCCTTGCTGAAGCAGAAAAGGTCAGAGACAGATTCTTCGAACGATATCCACGTCTACGCAGTTGGCACGATCGTCAGAGAAGGCTTGCTACCCGATACAGTCGAGTGCAGTCACCTATCGGACGGATACGGCATCTGCCAGATGTGCGGTCAACAGATTCAGATGTACGTGCTGAGTCGGAGAGACAGGCTATCAATTCGCCCGTCCAGTCCTTTGCGAGTGATCTCATGCTTGTGTCCCTCACACGGCTGGATCGATCCTTTCCGAACAACGTGGCACGAATCGTAGGGTCAGTTCACGATGCCCTGCTCTTCGAGGTCAGAGAGCAACACGTGGATGAAGTGTGCGCGAAAATCAGGGAAGTGATGGAGGACACAGAGTATGTGAGACAGGTGTTTGGAACGCTGATCACGGTGCCGATTGAGGTCGAAATAAAAGTCGGCAACCATTGGGGCGAAGGGTTGATACAATAAAAGCGAGGTCATTGTGGTAGTGAAGGTCACGAGGTCAGATAGAATAGTCAGTGAGCGGTTGCTCGTGCTGGCGTTTCATCAGTTGCTGGCGTTCAACAGCATGTTGGACCAGGCGAGCACGGACACGTTCCGCAGCGGATTGACTCCGAAGGAACGCGAGGTCATCCAACAGATGAAGATTGAGATCAACACCATAGCCACAGCACTACGAGATTTGGCAGGAAGGATTCGCAGTGAGGATCTCTAATGCGAAGCTGAAGACGTTTAGACGTTGCGCGAAAGCCTACGACTACAAGTATATGCAGCGTCTGCGCACCAAAAAGCGTGGCGTCGCCTTGGAGAGAGGATCGTGGATTCATGAGCTGCTCATGGTCCATAACGATGGAGAAGATTGGCGTGTACGTCAAGCTGTGCTGACGCAGCAATTCAACAATCTCTTCGAGGAAGAACGAGAGGAGCTAGGCGACCTGCCCGGAGAATGCAGTCGCATCATGCGCGCGTACCTGAGGACCTACAAGTCAGACGAGCAACGCTACAGAGTCATCGACACTGAGATGGACGAGATCGTCACATTGCCAAATGGCCTAGGATTGGAGGTCATCATTGACGTAATAGTGGAGGATGTGATCGATGGAGGACTTTGGATCAGAGACTATAAGACCAGGCGAAGCTTTCACGACCCCGCCGTCATCATGCGAGATCCTCAGCTTACGTTATACTATTGGGCAGTTGAGCACATGGGTTACAAGCCACTTCGTGGAACTATTGTCGATGAGATACGTACCAAAGCTCCTGCCATTCCTGAGCTCCTCAAGTCCGGTGAACTCACCCGTAGAAAGAACATCGACACGGATGTCTACACATATGCGTCGGCAATCAGACGGTACGGACTCTCTATCGAGAACTATCGGGATCATCTTTTGGATATCGCGAAGGCACAACACGACAGGTTCTTCCGTAGGACCGCGATGCCGAAGGACCCACCTGTCATCCGAACCACCATGCGCGAGGCGGTGGAGACCGCGCAGGCAATACAAATGGCTGAACGATATATGAGGTTCCCTCGTACGCCGGACTTCACATGTGAGCACTCATGTGAGTACAAGGACCTATGTCTTGTGGAACTGTACGGAGGCGATGGGTCTAGCCTCATCAAGATGAATTTCGAGGTGAGCAAGCGTGGCGACTAATCAAGCATCGCAGATCAAGCTGGTGAAAAAGAGGATAGTCCCTGTGGCTCAAACGTCGCCATACATACGCGCGCTGTTCTACGGGTACAACGGACGTGGTAAGACGCGACTTGCAGCCACAGGACCTGGATGCCTGGTCGTAGATATAAATGAGAAGGGTACAAAGTCGATCAGGAGCTACACAGGTGTGGATCTATTTGAGACAGAAAAGTGGGAGGATGTCACATACCTGTACTGGTTCCTGCGAAGTGGGGATCACTCCTACGAGACCGTGGTTATCGACACTGCCACTTCACTGGCGGATGTGTGTCTGTCCCATGTGCTCAAAGAAGCTGGAGATCGTGATCCGCTTCGGGACCCTGCTACAGCTTCTCAGCGAGACTGGGGCAAGGTCGCCAAACTCATGGGAGACCTTATACTACGATACCGAAACCTTCCCATGCATGTCGTTTTCCTTGCCCAGGTCCGTGCAGTTGACGATGAGGAATCAGGCGAGACACTGAAGGTTCCCGATCTTTCACCGAAGCCAAGAGGTATCCTTATGTCAGCAGTGGACATTATCGGATACTTGTATAAGACGGAGGTGAGAGTAGTCAACAAAAAGACCAGACGCGAGGCGAAAGATTGGGAGACGCGGCTCCTGACAGGACCGCACAACATCTACCCAACGAAGGATCAAACGGGTGCCCTACCGAGGATCATGAGGGAACCCACAATGCCGGAAATCATAGAACTCAACAACGGAGGGAATCATGGCTAAGGGTGGTGGACCAATCGTCGACTTCACTGGCGTGCAATCGGGTGGGGGTCGCCCACGCATTCCAGAAGGCGATCACTTGGCGACAGTCGCCAGTGTCAAGCAGGAAACTTCATCGAAGGGCAACGAGATGCTCGTGTGGCGCTTCGAGGTCAGCAACGGCAGAGGGCGAGGCAAGGTGTTGCAGACGTACACATCGCTCGTCCCTGACGCACTCTGGAAGCTCCGTGGGCTGCTCGAAGCGATGGGGGTCGCAGTTCCTGACGGTCGTGCGCAACTCAAGCTGAGAGGTTACATCGGCAAAGAGGTCGGACTCACCGTCATCGATGCGGAATATAAC